CTAGCCACTTACTACGTCACTGACAAAAACGGAAACTGGGTTCCGATTACATCATATGGCGGCAATCCGGCTGGCTCGTTCGGCGCCGCCATCACGGTAGAAGGCCCGAAAGCGGCAGGCGCTGGCGTTTACTACGAAGACGCAGGCTACAGCGTCAGCAACGGGCTTGGACACACGCCATACGAGGACGCCAATGGCGATATACAAGCAGGCTTTTTTACTGCATCGCCAAACAAGGCCAGCCCCATGCAGCCATTCGGGCGTAGCCTGTCGCTATCTAGCACTCTCACGCTGACTAGGTTGCAAGAGGAACATTTGGCAGCCGGTCAGCCGGTACAAGTTCAGGTGGGCAGCCTTGTCTACACAATCACCGCCTCCTAGCGGCCTCGGCGATCTCGTCGCCGCCGCGTTCGCCAGCGTGGGGGTCACGAAGGACCGCGCGCAGGCCGTCGCCAACGCGATCGGGGTCGAGGACTGCGGTTGTGAGCGCCGCAGGCAGCGGCTCAATGAACTCGGGCGGATGGTCGGGATCGGCGGGCCACCCCCTGCGGATGCGGAGAGGCGAGACGTAGGCTGACGGCACACCCCCAAGGGCTGCCGCGTGGCTGTTTTCTCGCAAATTCCAGGCGATCTCGACCTCCGCATCGTGCGCGGAGACGAGGTGACTTTCTCGGCCGTCTTCGCCGCCACGAACCTCACGGGGTTCACCGTGACCGCTGCGGTCTACAGCGGCTTTGGGGCCACTGCTACCGACACGCCGGTCGCTGTCCCTGCCGTTACAGTCACGATGGCGACTGTGAACAACGTCACTTCGAGCACCGTTCAGATCAGCATGGCCGAGACGCAGACGCTTGCGATCTCGCCGACCGGCTCGAATCGCTGGTTCCTCCGCTGGGTCTCGCCTGGCGGTGTGACGCGAACGGTGTTGAGCGGCACCGTCACTGCATCGAACCCGTGAGGTAGCGAATGGCGGGCAATGAGGTCACGGTCACGGTCTCGGGTGGCACGACCACAACGGTCACGGTGCCGGGATCTACCGGCACGCCAGCGCCCACGATCACGAATGGCGGGACGGCGAATGTCAGCGTGACGAGCGTCGGCGACCGTGGGCCGCAGGGCGACGTTGGGCCGGCGACGACGCTGGCGATTGGCACGGTCACGGGTGGCGCGACGGCGGCGGCGACGCTGACGGGGCCAGCCGGTGCGCAAGTTCTCAGCCTGACGCTGCCAAAGGGCGATAAGGGCGACACTGGCGCGAACGTCGAGCTCCAGACCACGTCAACGCATCTCCAGTGGCGGCCAGTTGGCGGAACAACCTGGACGAATCTCGTCGCCCTGACGGCGATCACTGGGCCGCAGGGAAGCACCGGTGCGGCTGGAACGAACGGAACGAACGGCAGCAGCGTCGAACTGCAAGCCACATCGACGCATATCCAATGGCGGCTAGTTGGCGGAACAACCTGGACGAACCTTATTGCGTTGACTGCCATCACGGGGCCGCAGGGAAGCGCCGGGCCAGCCAACTCGCTCGCGATTGGCACGGTCACGACAGGCGCGGCGGGATCGTCGGCCTCGGCCACGATCACCGGCACCGCTCCAGCCCAGACGCTCAATCTGACAATCCCTCGCGGTGATGCCGGGACTGCTGGCGTCTCGTGGCAGCCTGTCCCGATGTCGCCGAGTGCGACCGGCACGGCGGGGCAGATTGCCTATGACGATTCCTTCTTCTACGTCCGCTCGGCGGATGGCTGGCGTCGCGTGGCGATTGCCTCGTGGACGCCGCTCGGTGCTCCGACTGGCGTGACCGCGACCGCTGGCGAGTTGCAGGCATCTCTGTCGTGGACCGCCCCTGCGGACAATGGTGGGTATGCCATCACTGACTATGCGGTGCAGTATTCAATCAACGGCGGCACGACCTGGACGACGTTCGCCGATGGCGCCTCGACGACGACATCGGCGACTGTCACTGGTCTTTCCGGTGGCGTGCCTCACATATTCCGCGTAGCGGCCGTCAACAGCGTCGGCACGGGGCCATACTCAACGTCGTCTTCTAGCGTGACGCCGACCGGCAGTAGTGGTGGCGACCCCAGTTTCGCTAACGTCTCCCTGTTGCTCCACATGGACGGCACGGGCAGCACGTTCACCGATTCGAGCGGCACGCCGAAAACGATTACTGCCAATGGCAACGTGACGCAAAGCACGGGGCAATCGAAATTCGGCGGCAAGTCAGCCCTTTTCGACGGGAGCGGCGACTCGCTCTCTGCGACATTGGCAAGCTTCAACTGGTCAGCAGACTTTACGGTGGAGATGTGGGTCCGAGTGGCCTCCGGTGGAGGCTACTTCACGCTGTTTGAGGCTGGCGGACAAGGCTCAACTGTCGGCGGGCTTCATCTGTACCTCGATCAGTCACCGACGCGAGCCATATTCTTTGACAACAGCGAAGGCTATGCAGCGCCGGCAGGGCTTGTGTCTCCAGGGACGTGGACGCACATCGCAGTCGTCCGTAGCGCTGGCGTCAATTCGGTCTACCAGGACGGCCAGCTGGTGCTCTCGCACTCGCAGTCGTTCAATGTGGCTAACGGAAACATTGTGATCGGCAGTTCTACCGGAACGGGCTTTGATTTCTCTGGGAACATTGATGAAGTCCGCGTCACTGCGTCGGCCCGCTACACAGCCAACTTCACGCCGCCGACGGCTGCGTTCCCTGACGCCTGACGCCCTGCCTACCCGTTGACCCTCGCTCTACGCTGGCCTTATGCCCCGCAGGAAGCGCCAACGCCGCACCGTCTACGTCGGCGACCAGCGATGGAAGATCGAGCGTTCGCAGCTTCGCGGCATCGACGGCGATTGCAACTACACGCTCCATCGCATCCGCATCGACGCCCGGCTCCGGGGCGTTGACCTCTTAGATACGCTCATTCACGAGCTCATTCACGCCCGCTGGCCTGACCTGTCTGAAGATGCGGTTGTTGAGTTTTCGGAGACGCTTTCGGGCGTGCTCGACGCCGAGGGATTCCGCCACCGTGACGACGAGGAGGACTGATGGCGAAGGGGAAGAGCGGAATACTGGCGTCGCTCAAAGAGCGGGCAATCGACTCCTGCCGCAAGAACCAGACTTGGTTTGACAAGCTGCCAGCCGCCGTCCAGGCAGAGCTCAACGAAGCGAAGACGAGTTTCCTGCGTGGCGAGATCATCGACAAGCGCGGCCGGATGCCAATAAGCCGGTTCGCCGAGTTGCTGTCTGCCGAGTTGGCCGAGCGTGAGATTGCCACCGTGGGCCGCCAAGGAATCGAGAATTGGCTAAAGCGAAAATAGCCCAGGCGATCGCCGAGAAAGCCGCACTGGCTGCCGGCCGTCCACCTGAGAAGGCCGAGCAGGTCACGCAGACTCGCGACGGCGACACGCTCGAAGCCCGCAGCGTATCGGCACGCATTCGCACGGTGGAGGATCTGCTCGCCCACATCGAGGCCGACTTGCAGCGTTTTGAAGTGGCTGCATCTGAAGCAACCAAGTGGGAGGTAGCGACCAGCGACGCAGACGGCACGGCGACGGTGACGGAATTGCATCGCGTCTGGGTGAGGCTCAAGCCACGGGGCGGGCCGACTACGCTGGAATGCGTGGCGTCCATGATCGACGCGGCGAAGAAGGAGATTCGGCGTATACCAAAAAAGGTATATCGCCAGCCGAAGCGGGACGGTCTCTGGCAAGTTCTCGTCGTCGCGGATTGTCATTTCGGAAAATACGCCTGGGGGCGAACGACCGGAGGCGACGACTATGATCTCGACCTGGCCGAGCGGCTTGTCGGGCAGGCAGGCGACGAGCTTGTAGCGGTGGGAGATTCCCACAAGCCCACTCGACGCACGATCGCCTTTCTCGGCGACCTCTTCCACTACGACCGGCCAGACGGCAGCACGACCAGCGGCACGCCGCTAGAGCGTGACGGGCGGCTCCAGAAGATGATCTCGGTCGGCTGCGACACGCTGCTCCGCATCGTCGAGCGTTCGTCGCAGTCGGTCCCTACCGATGTCGTGATCGTCAATGGCAACCACGACGAGGTATTGACCTGGACGTTTCAGCGGATCCTCTCAGAGCGTTTTCGCGGGTCGAAGTCGGTGCGAGTCAAAGAGGACTTCACCGGGCGGCAGTACCTCACCCACGGGCGGAACCTCCTTGGGTTCGCTCACGGCCACCGGGCAAAGAAAAAGCTCCCGCAGATCATGGCCCTCGAAGCCTCGCAGCACTGGGCGAAATGCCCATATCGGGAATGGCACACGGGACATTTCCACTCGCAGGCTGCGGAGTGGCAGCGGCCGATTGAGACGCTCGACGGCGTGATCGTGCGAACGGCCCCGGCTCTCTGCCCGCCCGACGATTGGCACAGCGTCAACGGATTCATCGGCTCGCGTCAGGCGTGCGAGACGTTTCTCTACGAGCCGGACGGCGGGCTCTCGTCGATGCACGTTGCGTCACCGAGGGCGAAGGCTTGACGCTCTCCGCAGATTATCTCCGTGAGGCAGAGTACCGCGCTCGTCGGTTCTCCGGTGCTTACTTCGGCACATCGGGCTCTCTCGCCGCAGACGTTCTCAGACTCATCAAGGAAAGGGCAACCATGACCGCAGCGTTTGACCAACTCGAAGCCGAGAACCGAGCCCTCCGCGAAGCCGTCGCCGCTCGCATGGACGCGACGCCAGCGGACGACCCGAAGCATCGTGGCTACACGCCGATGGCTGCGTCGCTCGCCGGTTGCCGCCCCGCGCAGGAGGCCGCTGCCCGGTGCTTCGACACGACCGAGCAGGAGTCGCCGACCGAGATCGCTGACGCCGACGTGCCGTCGATCCCGGTGGACTGGATCCTCCAGGGCGAGCGTGAACTGCGGGGCGAGAAGGAACGCGATCCGGCTGACATACGTCATACGGGGGACGGGCTGCTCGCGCCGCAGGATGACGAGACGCCAGCCGAGCGGTTGCTGAGAGACGCAATCGACGTAATCCGCGACCGTCGTCCGAAGTACGGCGGGCCGCTCCACCATTTCGCCCGCACGGTGGGCATGATCAACGCTGCCTTCGCGGACGTGCTCAAGCGTCCGCTGACCCCCGCCGACTGGGCAGTCGTGATGACGCTCGACAAGGTTGCCCGCCACATGGGGCCGAGCAAAACGACCGACACGCCGATCGACCTGGCTGGCTACGCCGCCTGTCTTGCCGAGTGCGAAACGCTGCCATAGCCCCTACGGTCACGCCCGTTTTTCGACCAATCTGAACGGTCGGAGGCTGACGTGATCGCTGCGGCTCACTGGCGTCGAGGCGGACCTGACGGGCGCGAACCCATCGCGGCTGCCGGTGAGGTTGTGTCGCTCGCCCAGCACTACACGCCGCAGCAGCAGTATTGGGGCAAGGTGACGAGCAAGCGCCCCGCGAAGCACTCGCGAGCCGACCTCGAACTGATTGCGTTCCGCCTCGGCTGCACGGTCGAAGCGGCACGCCGGGCGATCGAAATGGGAATCCTCTAGGAGAGTCGCCGTGATTTCATCCGCTCCGCTCCAGGCCGCACACGACCTGCTTTCGCTCGCCGAAAAGGTGCGGGCGTTCGTCGCCACCGCGAAGGTCAAGGCCGCTGGCGGGATCACGCTCGCGGAGTTTGGCGAGCTCGCCGTCGCCCTCATGCGGGTCGCCATTGAAGCGGCCGACGCGATCCCGGTCGACGGTGCCGAGCGAAAGCAGTTCGTCCTCAACGCGATCGCTCTCCTGTTCGACACCGTTGCAGACCGGGCGATCCCCGCGCTCGCGTGGCCGGTCTGGGTGATCGTCAAACCGGCCGCTCGCCAACTGCTGCTCCTGGTCGCCAGCGGTGCCATCGAATCTCTGTTGCCCCTTGTGAGGAAAGCCCACGACGCATGATCTACGTCCTCCTGTTGGGCGGCGCTGCCGCTCTCCTCGTCGGCCCGATGCTCGCCCGCCGGGCTGCCCCTTCGCTCGGCCCAGAGCCGGCACCCCCGCCGCACCTCGCCCCGACCTACCAGTCGGCAATCGCTGACCTCGCCCACGTCCGCCTGCGTCTGCTCCAGACGGAGAGCCTGGCGGAAGCGGAGAAGAAGGCGATCGACACGCTGACGCTCGCCCTGGTCGCCGGGAGCGACAAGCCATGACAGACCGCGCCCGCTACACGCTCGCCTCGGCCCTTTTGCTCGGCTGCCTTCTTGCGTGGGCGTTAGAGAGCAGGCCCGCCCCGGCACCGGCCCCCGGCGGCGCTCTCGTCTTGCGTGGCAAGTTCATCGGCCCGACCGCTGCGGCCGACGCCGCGACGCTCGCAGCCTTTGCCGACGAGCTCGCCATTGAGATCGAGCACGACGCCGCCCAGGGCGAGCCGTTCTTCAAGACCGGCACGCAGTACGACGAGCTTCGCACGCGGGCGAGGATCCTGCGTTGCCGTGGCGAAAGCATCGGCGAGCGGCAGCCAAAGGTCAGGGAAGCCATCGAGGCGTTTCTGAACGACGCCGTCGGCAAGAGCGGTGGCCCGGTGAGCAAGTCGCAGCGTGAGGCGTGGGCGGCAGCGTATCGCGAGATCGGAAGGGCTGCCGGTGAAGCGACGCGCTGACGAGATCAAGGCGTGGCAGTTTGTCGGCGCTGCGGTGCTCCTGTGCATCGCCGTCTACCTCGCCGTTTCGCAGCGGCACACGCCGTCAGGGTCGCAGTTTGGATACGCGCCCAACCCCGAGGGCGTAAAAGAATTTCTGGCCGAGCTCGACCAGCCGCTCTTTCGTGACGCCGGTGCCGACACGATCGCCAAGGCGAAGGGCGTCGACACGTTCCTCTATCGCTCTGCGTACAAGGCTCACGCATCCCGCTACGGCAAGCCTTGGGTTTGCGGCCGGCAGGGGATCGGCGACTGCGTTTCGTGGGCCTGGGGCGAGCACGCCGTCTGGATCGCTCAATGCGTCGACTGGGAAACGGGGCGACTCGCCGATCCTCCGCTCCGCGTCAGTTCCGAAAGTTGTTACGGCGGCTCGCGCGTCGAGGCCCGCAACAAGCCCGAGGGCGGTGGCGGGTGGAGCGATGGCTCCTACGGCGGCGCGGCTGCCCGCTGGTTTCGCGACTGGGGCGTCATCTACCGCCAGCCCTACGACGGCGTCGACCTGACGGACTATTCCGCCGACCGGGCGAAGCAGTGGGGCAACTGGGGCAACGGCGGCCAGGGCGACAAGGGCAAGCTCGACGCGGTCGCAAAGAAGCATCCGACGAAACACGTCGCCCTCGTCCGCAACTTCGACGAGGCGGCAGCCGCTATCGAGGCGGGGTTCCCGGTCGCCGTCTGTTCGATGGTCGGCTTCGAGAATGTCAGAGGACCGGATGCGTTCGCCGCCGCGCGTGGGCAATGGGCTCATGCGATGTGCTTCCATTCGGTGCGCTACGCCAAGAACGGCTCACCGCGCGACGGACTGCTCTGTCAAAACTCATGGGGGCCGTCGTGGATCAGCGGCCCGAAGTGGCCCGCCGATATGCCCGAAGGGAGTTTCTGGGTCGATCGCCAGACGGTCGACCGGATGCTTGCCGGGCTCGATAGTTTCGCCGTGGGCTCTGTCGCCGGTTTCGGCTGGCGCGACCTCCATCATGGCAACTGGCTCATGCCCGCCGTCAACACGCTCACTCGCAAGCCCAACCCATTCCTCGATTACCAACTAGCCCCATGATCCAACTCACCAACAAGCAACTCGCCATTGTCTGCCTCGTGTGTATGTCTGCCGGATGGTGGCTCTCGTCGTCGCCCTCGTCGCCGGTCAACCCGACGCCCGCGAACGACCGCCCCGTGCTCCGGTGGATCGCCAAGGCGGCGAAGAATCTTCTCTGGATCGCCCTCATCGCGGAGCAGCCGCCGAAGGAATCCCGCCTCGTGCAGCACCAGGTCGGCGAGGACGGGCATCCCGTGATCGACCACGCCAGGAGTTTCTAGCCATGTGGGAATGGATCCTGGCGACGCTCGCCGCCCTGTCGGCTGACCCCGTGTCGGCAAGCCTCGAACACCCGAGGGCTGCCGCTGCGGTCGCCGCTGCACGGGCCAGCATGGTCGCCGGGGATGCCGCCCCCACGCCGACGCCCGCCGAGTGCGTCTGCGGCCGGACGTGCGTCAACGGCGTCTGGAAGCCGGACGGCCGCGTAGAGCAGCGATGCACCTGCACCTGTGAACGGTGCAAGAAAAAGCCCGGTTGCCCCGATGGGCGTTGCCGCGTGCCGGGAGCGTCGCCCGCGTCTGGTTCACCGGCCATGCCTTGATGCTGGAGGTGCGGTGGGCGACGCTCTCGATACGCTGACGCTGCGGGAATTGTGCGACGCCGTGCGCGAGCAAATCGGCCCACGCGCCGCCGAGCTTGAGCACACCTGCGACGTGATCGTTACCGAAATCTGCCGGTGCTGGCCGGAGCGGACGATGGCAGAAATCGCTGGCAAACTCTCCTGTGCGCGAGCCGCTGACGACGTGCTCGACGCGATCGCCGTCACGACTGCGAAGGTGAGGGAAAACATCGAAGCCCGGTGGGGATGCAAGCCCAGCCACAAGGCGGCCCTCGACCTCGTGCTCCGAGCCTGCGTCGTTGAGTTTGCAAACCTCTGGTTCAGTTGCCCCGAGGCCCGCATCGGGATCCGGGCCGTGCTCGCCATCGTGCGACACAATCCCCGCGCCGCTTGACGCCTAAGCGAAAATCGCCCGCCATCATGTCTGACGTTCAGCGGACATTTTTCGGGCAGGACAAACCCAAGGCCGCCCCATGCCCAAACGCAAAGCGAAAAAAACCGCCCGCCGAAAAGGAGACGATCCGAAGATCGGTCCCGGTGAAGGTCCGCGACTGGCTGACCCGGCTGACGCGAATCCACGCACACGCGAGATATACCGTCCGTCTCTTCGCTCATCCTGAGACGGCAGGCGGGCAGTCCCTAGAGGGCGAGACCTACGCGGCCCGCGCCGCCCGCTGCGATCAGAC